ACTATTAAAGCGCAAACTGCGTGAGATTTGATAGCCGCCAGAGACTGAGGCAGTTTTAGATGCAGCAAACATTTATCAGTCCTTAAGGTGTGTAGTTCTGACCGACAACGACACCATACCAGTTTGTGCCATCAGCAAAGAAACTGAGAATATCTTGTCTGCTTGCAGTTGATGTAATCGTAGGTGCTGTTCCACCTGCCCATTTAACTGTTGACCAAGTTACTGTGCGTGAGCCTGTACCATCTTGCTTCAAGTACATGATGAAAGACTTACCACTTGTAGCTGTTGGCATTGTGATAGTTACATTACCACCAAGAGTAATGATTTGGACTGTGCCGTTTGTCAGGTCTAATGTGATGGTAGATGTTGGTGTTGCGCTGTAAGGCGTTTCAACATAGTTGGTCACTGTGGGGTTTGTCAGCGTCTTATTGGTCAGCGTCTGGGTGTCGCTTGTGCCAACAATTGTGCCACTTGGTGCTGTTACAGCAGTAAAAGCTGATGTGCCGTTACCCTTAACAATACCTGTCAAAGTTCCTACACCTGTACCACCAGCCGTTACAGCCGTATAGTCTCCAGATGTTCCTGCTTGCCAGTCCTTGACTTGAGACATTAACTCACGAATAGCATCGTTAATGCCAGATGGCGCACAGCCCTCTGCAATGTTAATGCCATCAATGTCTGTGTTGTTTGAGGGAGTCGAACTCCACTCGCTAATTCGTGTTTTTGCCATGTTTAATCCTCAATGAAAGACCATTTATGTCCATATGCGCTAATACCAGTTTTTATAGCAACTCTGATATTTGCTCTTGCTTTTGTATTTATGGCTACATCTCTAGCAGCTTCTGACAACGAACCATAAACAACGCCATTAGTTAAGCATTTTACTTTCTTGCCACGCAAATGACCAATTTTTAAATGCGTTTCAGACATCTTTTTACGAGAAACTTCATTGTGTTTTTTGCCATACATATGATGGTTTTCGCCAGCACGATATGCCATTGATTTAGCAATTTGTTGCTTTATCTCCTCTGTATGTTTTTTCCCATACATAGGGGCATTTTCACCAGTTCTAACCAATGGATATGATGTTGAGAACCCAACACCACCATCAGCAATATTCATACACAACTCAGGCCAACATTCTTTTGCAGCAACAATAGTTTCATACTCTTGTTGATATGCTTCTTCTTCAGTATGACAAGACTTAACAACTCTAGTAAAAAGTTTCTTTTTTGCTTTCTTTGCTCTTAAAACCCATACACCAGAACCACAATAGTTATCGTTCAAATTTTTGGTGCTATGCTTCCCAATATAGAACTTTCCATTCTCTATATTTGTAGTTACATAGACCAAGTGGTGCATTATCAATCCTTATTGAATACCCAAAAGATTACGCTGTTCTCTGTCTAAGTCTTCAATAGACAAAAGACCTCTAGCAGTTATTGGAGTTACCGCCCTCAATGAACCACCAATTGTTTGTGGAATTCCACCATAACGCATCATGTTAGCCAAGTCCTCTACGCTAGTTCTACGCATATTTGTAGCACCAACACGAGAGCCAGCAGCACCTAATGCCATAGGAATACCTAATGCGGGATTCAATGCTGTAGCACCGCCTGTAAAAATTCCACTTACAGGGCCAGTAGGCGCAAAACGTCCAAAGAACTTCAACATATTTTGAACGCTACCACCTTTGGCAGCTTGCTCAATAGCGTCTTGTTCATCTTTTGTAAACAATCGCATTTTCTTGTCATTCTTTGCAAGTTGACGCAATTGTTTAGCAAGTGAGTTTTCTTCACCAGACTGAGTAAATTTACTTTTATCTAATTTTGCCTCGTTAAGCATATCTTCAAAGACTTCAGACTTTTTCATCCTTGAGTATGCGTTACGAGCCTCAGACCACAATTGACCTGCGTTTTTCATGTCACCAGCAGCAATTGCTTCTTTTGGCACAGTCATCAAGTAATTGTCGTAGTCATCCAAAAGGATTGACGCAATTCGTCTTTCTTCTGGGTCAATACTCTTTTGACCACCACGAATCATCTTACGCAAGGCTTGAAGTTCAGTCCAATCTTTTGGTTGTGAAGTAGATGTAAGTTCTTCAATAGCACCAGAAATCTTTGGATATGCTTTAGGCGTATATCCTTCATCTCGCAAACCTTTTGCAATCTTATCCATTGATTCAACAAACTCATCAGTTTTTAGTTGAACTCCAGATTGTTGAAGTTGGTTATATCTATCTGTAGCAATTCTATCTAATGCTTGAGTAGATAATGCCTCTTGTTTTTGAGGACGTTTTAATCCTCCAACTGCGCCTGTAGCTAATGTTGCGGCTGCACCAAGCAAAGGATTATCAGTAGTTTCCGCTACTGTTTGACCCGTCATAACAGCCGTTGGAGACACAATCGCTTGAGTCTTAGGTGCTACTGCTAATTGCTCTGTAACAGCACGAGTAACAGGAGAAGCAGCAGTAGTAGATGCTTTAATCAAAGATGGGATAGTTCTAGCCACATTTGTCATTGATTCAAGACCTGCGCCAACTACTCTTTCTGTTGGCGTTTGTGTTTCTGGTGCAGCAGGAACACCAGCTTTTGTCATCAAATTTTGAATTGCTTGAGATGCAGGAATCAATCGCTTATCAGTAAATGGTGAAGCAATTAAGTTTACCAAGGCATTTACAGCATCAGCAGCAGGTACAGCAGTTGCCCCAAGAATTGCACCTAATGGGCCACCATACGAGCCAATCTGTGCGCCAGCCAATGTAGGTGCAACAGCACGATAAGCTAAACCTGCGCCACGCTCAAATGATTCTCTGAGTGTTGGAGATTTACCTTGATTAAGAATAGCTAAACCAGCATCGGAAACTTTGGTTAAATCTCCAGCTTGCAAAGCTAACAAATCGCTATCTGATAATTGAGTTAAATCCATTATCCACCACCAGCTTTTTTACGTCTTTCAATTTCTGCCTGAATAGCATCTTGACTTGGCAATCCATTACTTGCAATAGGAGTAGTTGGAACTTTAGGTATTGGGGCAGTAATTTGACTAGCGGCACGACCAGAGGCAACTTCAGCAGATTTAAGCAAGTTATTAAGACGCTCTTGCTTTGTTTTAACTGTTGCTGGACTATCTCCCAACTGTGGAAAATATGACTTCTTATAACCAGCCAATTGCTCACGGCTATAAGCAGCACCAGTCCCCAATGTCAAAGCCGCATCAAGAATGTCCTCTTGTGCTGCCTCAACAACTTGTCGTTGCTCTGTATTTAGTTTATTTGGCAAAAAGTCTGAACGAGAAACAAAACGAGCAATTTCTGCTGCTGTATTTGGCATAGCAGCTTTAGGGTCAGCACCAATAGCTTGATTCATTTGACCAACGCTAAAATTTAAACGGCTTGCTAATGTTGCTGCTTTACGCTCTCCCTCAGATGGCATATTGATATTTGTAGCTTTTGCTCTAGCTTCATCAAGCAAGAATTGAGTAAAACTACCTTTGTAATTATCATTCTTCTTGGCAAACTCATATTTTTCAATATCAGATTGAAGTGGTACACGTTTAGGTGCGCCTTCAGCAACAACTTCAACAACACCAGTAATAGGGTTAGTACGAACAAGTTTTGCTCCTTCTGCCAACGAAGTAGTTTCACCACCCATTGCTTTCTGAGAAGCAATCAATTCACTCAAGGCTTTGCGTCCCTCTGGCGAACTCATCAATTGAGGCATTGCTCGTTGCAAATCAAAGCTAGGTGCAGTCATACCCACACCTACTTGCTGACCCACCATGTCCTCACCATACATCTCTTGAGGCTTAGTTATAGCACCTTGGATAACACCTTGAATACGTTGCTGTTCAGCCAAGGCTTGTTGTTCTTGCTGACGCTTACGAATCATGTCAGCCAACTGAACATTCTGCAATTGACTTTGCAATGTCTCTTGCATACCGCCTTTATAGGCTCGTTGACCAGCTTGTAAGCCTTCAGCAATGGACTGTCCTGTATTCCCACCTTGGAACAATCGTCCTGCTAGTGCATACAAAGCCTGTGCTTGTGCGTCTTCACGATTACGCTGAATGTCAGCAGGTGACATACCAAGCAGACCCATTGTGTCTGCACCGCTAGTCCCAAAAATGTCTAATAGTCCAGCCATGTTATTTATCCCAAATTCCAGAACAAATCGGCATCAGAGCCAGTTCCATAACCCCAAGGACTAGCACCTTGAGTATTATTTCCCCAAGGATTTAACCAACTCATGTTTGGAGAACCAAGATTCTTATAAACAGCACTTGCTGTAGCAGCAGTACCTAGCAACTTTTGCAATGTAGAAGTATCAGCAGCACCAGACGCTGTAGTAGAACCTACTCGTCCTAATGGGTTGCCATATACCAATGACATATAGTTCTGCAAGTTCTGCTGTGGTTGGTTTTGCAAGAAGTTAAATCGAGCAATATCAGCACCCAACTGTTGACCTTGATAGCCTTCACGCAATTGACCAGCTTGCAATAATTGCTGAATGTCTTGGTAATCAGCAGCAGCCAACTGAGGCGCAGCACCAATAGCTTGCTGTTGTCTTGCTCGCTCTTGCTCGTAATTCTGATAAGCAAGTTGTCCTGCTGTGTTAGTCAATGCTTGTGCATATTGACCAGCAGCACGATTCTCAAGATTGCCCATAGCACCAGAGCCATATCGACCAGCCAAACTAGCTTTAGAGCCAATATCGCCTAAAGTAGATTTGAACTGTTGTTGAGCAGCTTGTGCAGCAGGGGCAAATGCACCTTGGAAGAATGGATTACCACC